TTATAACTCTGGCTTCCGTCAATCGTTGATACCAGTGTTCCCAAAGGGATTAATGCCTCATGTGTTGCCGTAAACCGGCTAAATACAACCTGTCCGGTTGCCTGTACGGCAGAAAGCCGCCTTAATCCAAAATCCGCCATCCAACTGTCGAGATCTTCGCCTGAGCAGGTTGCCGCGCGCGTTGTCACCAGCAGTTTCACGATTAATTGCTGTATCCACATGGCCACACCGGCATTCGACTCGGCCAGCGATCGGAGAATGCTGCCGATAGAGAAGTCCACCAGCTTCTGCGCTCGCGACTGCACAGCAGTAACCTGGCCGCTTACCAGTTCAGTGAAAGATTTGATGTTGAATGCGGTCATGCTTACCTCGTTATGTCAAAACTGAGTGTTTCAGGAGTACCAGTCAGCGCATCCGTGTATGACACGGAGACACTGACGCCACTTTCTATCAGGGACAAACGGACATGCGGTGGCGGACTGGAAGACACAGATTCTTCAAGCAACATCTGCCCGGCGATTAGCGCCCTCCACTCCCCGGGATGAATATTCTCGCCTACTTTTTTTCCCAACCCGGCGCCATACCCAGGATGAAACAGATAGTCACCTGGATTGGTGAGGAGACGACGCAAAATGCGCTGTCTTCCACGTTCCTGCTGATCGACAGGACGTAGGTCGCCGGCGGGAGAGATATCGAGGTCACCACCCGTAATGTGGTAAAGATCAAACATGGATTACCGCGACTTAAAGGATGTTAATTGTTGTTTAGGAGGCTGAGTGTATTGTCCCTGGCCACATTCAAGGTGAGTGTGGCCGCCGTAGAAAGTGCGAATCCGGTTTACCGTGCCGTATTGGCCGTTCCTGTCGCAGATGTCTTTCACCACGGTCAGATTTTCGTCTATCCGGACATTTCCTCTCCTAAAATGATGTGCAGGTGCGTCATAAGTGAGTTTGACTTTAGCACTCAGCAGTACTTCGCCATTGTTCAGGAATTTGAGCAGCGATCCGCTTTGATGCACTAACCAGAACTCGCCGGAGGGCGGTCCTGGACAGCGATCTTGATCGTTGTAGAATTGCCCCGTCGCCATACCTGCGCCAGGAAGTCCGGAATCAAACTCGACTTCCACCACTGCGCCGATCATGGGTCCTGCTGCCATGCCCCAGTCCTTGCCGACCCAGGGTGAACTCAACGGGATCCAGCCCGTTTCTTCACCCGTTGGCTGCAACTGTACTTTCACCACATAAGCATCCGGATCGTATGCGGTAATGATGCCTTGTCGGGTACCGATTTCGCCCATTGTTGCCTGTCTTGCCGACGCCGCCATGACATTAAGTAGTGCTCTCATTGCCGTACTTCCAGCGCCGGAGTGTGGTTCTTTCCTGAGATATGCATGGTGTAACCTGTTTCCCAGTTGAGCGTGCGTCGCACACGATCGCACCAGTAAAACTGGTCGAACGGACTTTGCGTCCCTTTAATATGAACCAGTGTTCGTGGCGTGAGAATGTTGTCGCCCGCTGTTGACCCTTTGAAAGTCATCTCGTGCTGAACGACCTGAAGATAGATGGATTGCGCCAGTGCATGAGCCGCCTCTGGGGTTAATCCGTTACGAATGACCCGATAAACCTGCGTTTCAGCCTTGGATTCTCCGGGCGTCATTTTTCTGGTCGGCTTCGGATAGGAAGCCGTAAACTGCTTAATCTTGCGCTTCGCATTCCAGCTAAGGACTTCAACCGTCACGCCTTTGGCAACCGTCAGCGAGCGTGAAAACGACAGGTCGTCAGAGATGTTGCTCTGTGGATATGCCTGCACGCCGGGTGGCTGCCATTGAATAACATAGCTGTCAGCATCAGCCGGATCGTGCTTCGGTTCAAAATGCAGGCTGTCGTCATCCAGGTAAACCGAGAAATTCTCAATTGCCGCAAGCGTTGTGATGAGGTCCCACTCGGTCTGCTCTCCCGTAAGGTGAGCCGTATCAATCTGATAATATTCACCTACTCGCTGCCTCGTAGCGGTAACCACTGGCCTAAGACCGTGACGTAGTGCAAGCGTGGAGGCTATTTGAGAGCTGGTCTGATTTTTGAAGCTTTCTCCTGTAGTCTTCGCATCAATAAGCTTCGCGGCAAAGTCACGTCCTTCAGCCGATATCACAAAGCGCGCGGGTTCGAAGTGCCAGGTATCAATGTTGCCGGTGATGTGCTTCTTCTCATCAATGCCTGCTCGTGTGCTTACCGAGATGAACAGTTCAACCCGAATAGTCGTCTGCACTGCCCACCAGTTCAGCATCTGCATGGCGGCTGGTAGAGCTGTGATGGCCAGCGTCAAGTCAAACGTCCCGGCGCCGCGAAAGGCATGAGCCTCGACACTAAACGATATGAAAGGCACGTCCGTTCCATTTAAAAGACAACGCCCGCTGACATAGCGGCCATTGGATTCAACAGGAGTATTGTTCAGGTTCATTGTTAACTCATCGGGCTGGTGGGTATTCTGATTGTATTGACCCCGCTTAACTGTGGATCGGCCAGGTCATTAGCATCGGCTAGGCTGGTCCACAGTGATGCATCGCCGTACTGCTCTGAAGCCACCCGATAGAGATCTCCTCCTGCAAGGGTGATAGCTTTAACTCCCTGTGAAGTCTGGCCTGTTCTGACGTTTTTGTTCAGTCTTCCCAGCACATCCTGTAACTGATAGAACGCTGGAATGCGGGTGCTGCAGTCTAATTGCATAAGGAGATTATTTACGGCTTTTGATATGGGATTTCCGGGAACCATGCCACCAAGTGAAGTGATATCTTCGGCAGCGGCTTCCAGTAAGGCCAATTCATGCTGAATAATATTACGAGCGGCAATGAGGGGTCTGATTACCGACTGAATCTGCGCCACCGTGGCGTGGGCAAAGTCAGTAATTTGTTGTACCGCCTGATGCACTTCTTTCACAGTCTTTGTCACTGCGTCGATATTAATTATCTTTGCCAGACCCAGTGCACGTCCAAGGTCACTGTTAATCAGTCCTTGCAACGCTCCAGTAAGCGCATCAACTTTTGTCGGCGCACCGTCATTGCTGACAACGGCCACTTCAATTGAATAAGGTCGGCGCCAGATAAACTCATACACTGACGTGAAGCGGGTAATAATTACCGTAAAACGGTAATCGTCAAGCGTGAGCACTGTCGGACGCCCTTCATCCCGCATCCGTTCAAGGGCACTAACGCGTTCGCTGGCCTGCAAGCCGGTGATGACGCCAGACCAGGTCAACGGCTCGTATTCGGTACCCAGCACATCAATGATGCGCCTCCCACCGATTAGTTGGTGCAGGACTGTCTTCTGCCGACCGGGAATAACCACACGTTCCGGCACTTCGAATTCCATAAATTCGAATTCGCCTAACATCAGACGTGTGGCGGTCGGATCTCCACCACCGGTGAAAGATAAATTTTTATATTGAATGTTCATACGATGATGACTGGACATTTCCAGTAAATGGCCCTAAAAATCGTTGTTCAGGGATTTACGCCTAATGAAGGCTGAGGGGATTACATGCGTCACACTGTCCATTTTTTGTGTCCGGTTAACATGTCCACGGTGTCAGGCCTTCAGGACGCATGTCTTAAAGCTTTGGGGAATGGTGCAACGCAAATTAACCTGCATATCTCCAGTCCGGGCGGTGAGCTGTTGGCCGGTTTTACGGCTTATCACTTTTTACAATCCCTGCCTGTGCCGCTCCATACCCACAATCTCAGTAACGTAGAGTCCATTGCAACGGTGATTTATCTGGCTGGTAGCGACCGCCGGGTCAACCCAGGCTCGCGATTCTTGATCCACCCTCTTCAGTGGGGCTTCACTAATCATGCTGCGGATCACGCCCGAATAGCAGAGTGGGTGAGAAGTCTCGATAATGATATGAATCGTTTCATTGATATCCTGACTGCAGAGACGAAAAATTCTGGTACGGACTGGTATGCGAAAATTGAAAGCGCTTCATTTATTGATGCTGAGAGCGCCGTAAATTATGGCCTTGCTGATTCTGAGTCCCGGGCGACGCTTGAAGGTTCGATAACTAACTGGTGGGTTAACTGCTGAAAATTATTGAGAATGCAATACTGTGC